CTACTCCGTAGACACAACATTTTTAAGCAGTTCCAGTACTTTTTCCATTTTTTCTTCAAGTGCTGTTACCCTCGTGTTATCCATAAGACCCTCACACTTTTTTACAGCTTCAAGAGCCTTTTCCGCTGCCTCATTGGCTACTCCTGCCGCATTCTGTGCATCTGCTGTCGCAAGCTCAGCATCAGATTTTGCAAGGATCGTTCCTTTTGCCGCATCCTGCGCCGCTTTTGCAGCTTCTTTACAGGCTTCCAGTGCCGCACCGGTCTTTTCATCAATGTGCCTGTCAATGACCTCTTTACAGGAAGCGTCCACGTTCTCAACCATATCCTCATAAGTTGCCATCCGCTTTACATCACCCGGGGAAAAGCATACGTAAACTGCCCTGCCGTCACTGGTATGTGGATCTCCTTCTGTCACCATGGCCATTTCCCCCGCCTGAAGCTTCTGTGCATCAAACTTATCGTATGGTCCTTTTCTGATCGTTATCGCCATGTTGCCCCTCCTTTTAAACTGTCTCATGAACCAGCATTCCATCTATGAATGTTAATTTTGTGGACTTAACAGTTGAACCGCTTACATCCGTTACCACAGTTACCGTTTTCGTGGTGCCTTTGTAATACGTGCTGCCCTTTTTAGGTGTAAAATTAATTTCATTTGCAGATATCTGATCTGTTGAAATACCATCCTTATATATTCTCGTATAAGGATCATCAGTAAAAATATCATCCGGTGAATCATTTGCCTTAATAGACTTATTGCTGTAGATCTTCATTTTTGCGGCACTCAGTCCCTCACTTGAAATATCCCATCCTGCAATATTTCCTGTCTGGGAATCCAATCTGCCTGAAAAAGTACCGCTGGCACCGGTTATGTCCCCTGAAAACTTCCCTGACTGTGCAACAATACCGTTTCTGTCCCACTGGCCGATTAACTTTCCATTTTCATCAAAAACTTTCAGAACACCGTTTCCATTCCCTTTTCCACCAAGACTTAATATTCCACCATATGCCCAATCCCAGTGGATGCCGATCACGGAAAGGATATTGAGAGCTGCATTGCCATTACTGTCGAATCCTGCTTTCCAGACTGTAGTGGAATCTTTGCCGGTGTAGCTTCTCGTTACGAAGAAACCATCAATACCGGATTTATACACAATCTTTGATTCGGACAGTTTCGGCTTATCATGCCGATACACGATCACAGAGCCGTCATCCTGAATGATCTTGGTCTCGTGGAATCCCAGGGTGTTGGCCGCTAACTGACTCATCTGCTGGACAACCAGATCGTAGGCAGACATTTCCTGATCAGTGTAATTCCGTGCGGCTTCCAGTAACTTTGTTGCTGCTCCATAGCGTGTGAATGTTTTTGCAGTTGGTGTCTCGGCTGTGGATGAGATCGACTGTGCCGCAAACAGGCTGAATGTGGTGTCTGTGATCACTGTCGTATATGAAGATGTTGTCTTCGGTGATACCACAGCTACATCACCGGCTTCAATTGCCGGATTTCCCTGAATAGAAACACTCATCGGACGAAACGGTTTGTTGATAATCTTATCTCCTATATGTTTCGCTACCTGCTGCATCGTGTCTGTCTGGATCAGAGGATTATCTTTGATTTCCAGCGCATATGTATTCGTACCATACAGATATTTTTCATCTGCACTGTCTTTCTTTGTTGTGATCTGGATTCCTGTGACATTGATGTCGGTTCCGTTTATCGACTTGTTATACAGGTCATAAAAGTGATGATAGGTATCCATGTCAGCAAAAGATCCACCATCGTATGTATATCCGGAACTATAATCGTCAAATGTTCCGCCGTCAGCTTCATCTCCGGAAAGATATTTTTCCTGTGATGCCATATCGAAAATCCCGCCATCCAGATCACCGGATCCTATCGCCGAAAAATCGTACCATCCGAAAGCAAGCCGTCCCAGATGATTGATTCTTGCATAGCATCCCATTATCTGCGCGCAATACGAAATCACGTCTCGATACGTTATGCTTCCTTCTGGTTTTGTTTTGACAATGTAGTTTCCCATCTCAATTGAACCGGACTCGCAATCCACCTGACAGTGCCGGCAGGCATCCAGTACAATGTCCCGGACCGTTGCCGGATAGGAAAGGGTACATTCGCTGTACGGTCTGTCAAAATAGATCATTTCATCATAGGCTGTGATCTGCAGTGTAGTTTCGCCGAATGTTGCTGTATATACCCGATACAATCCTTTTTTCAGGTCTTCCCACGTCCCATCCGCCAGTTTCAGACCAATCACAGCCTGTATATTTGTGCCTTCAAAATCGCAGTCATCATATTGTTCTTCCGAATTATCCAGTGTAATCTTGTATTCTTTAATCACTGCAGCGCCTATTTCGAATTTCCCAGATGCAGAAGTAGCTTCATTGATCTTATACTCTCTCAGATCCATCATCGGAATCGGAATCTCTTTTTTATTTTTCAGGGTGATCGTATCTTTTATCCTGAACTCCCTGTTTCCGCTTAATGCTCTGCGGAATGCTATGCTTGTATTGATCATCTTGTCACCTCTGTATCACATCTACCGAAACAGTCCTGTAGTAATAATTCCCATCTCCCAGATAACCGTAATGTTCTTTGGTCAGCGTTCCCCTGTAAGCTTCGATCGTAAAATCAATCCCTGAATCATGGAATGTGAATGGAAAAAAGCCGGCTATCAACCGGTTTTTAATCATTTTCACTTCTTTGTCTGTCAACCACTCCCACTTTATACTGAGATTTTTCTTCTCAGCTACTACATCTCCAACCATCCGTCCCATCAGCGTCCTTCCGGTGTCTGAGGTCCATATGATCTCATCTGCTACAGACAGGGTGGTTGGTGCAGGAAGGACCACATCTCCTGATTTTAAAATTTCGTCTTTTTTCATGTTCCCTCCTACTTAATGTCCACGGTGTTGAAGCGCCTATCTATTTCTGCTTTTACTGCATTCTCAGCTTCTGCCAGCTTTTTACCATCAAGGTAGAATCCCATCTGTGAAAGAGCAGCTATAATCCGCATCACTGCACGGTTCATTATGGTTTCCAGATCTTCCCTTGTGACACCGGATCCGCCTGCTGCCCTGACAGCTTCTATTGCCATTTCTCTCAGTTTATTCTCCGGAGCTATAACTTCTCCCTGGTGTAGGTTATCACCGATCATGGCGAGCTGTGGTGTGTTTGGCTTGACGTATGCGCCCTGTGCCAGATGTGGAATAGTTGGTACTCTCGGAAGAGACATTCCATAATGTCCATAATGTCTTATTCCGGTAATCGGATTCTTAAAGTCATAACTGAATGAGAACGCGTTTTCAATTGCCGCCAGTCCTGAGTTCAGCTTGTCCATTAATCCATTGATCAGATCAATCACGGCATTCAGTGGTGCTTTTGCCAGTGCTATAAGGGAATCAAATACTCCTCTGAAAATTTCCTTGATTCCGTTCCATGCCTGTTTCCAGTTTCCAGAGAAAACACCAGTAATAAATTCCACAATCCCGTTGAATACGCGTTTTATGTTTCCCCAAATACGCTGTACGGTACCAAGAAATGTGTTTAAAACAGAGCCTAATGTTCCGAAACTCTTTGACCAGTCTGTCTGGAAAATTCCCTTCACAAAATCAATAAACGGCTGCAGGATATTTTTCTTTGCAAAATCGAATATCGAAGCAGCAATCCTTTTGAATCCCTGCAGGATTTCTTCAATCCCCTGCCAGCACATGCTGAAATCGCTGGTAAATACTCCTGTACAGAAATCAAGAAATCCGCCTAAAATCGTAGTGATTCCGCTAAGCACATCACCGGCCACTCCCAGCAGGTCAAGGATCAGATTGCCGATGGTTCCGATAATCGGCGAAAGAACCGGCATAATGTTGTTGATAATCCACTCGATGAACGGAACCAATGTGTTCTGCCATAAAGCTCCCAGATTCTCAAGCAGTTTTCCTACCAGTTCAAGGATTCCATCCAGAGCCGGCTGGATATGCTCTGACCACACAGCGCTGAACTTGTCCGCCAGATAATCAAGAATCGGTGAAAGATATGTATTATACGCATCCAGAAACGTTCCTTGGATGTCTGAGATGCCTTGTGTGATTGCATCCACAAATGGCGCAAAATACTGATCATAGACTTCATTAGCTTTTTCGAACGTATCTGTAACGCTCTGTGAAAGCGTATCAAACACAGTTCTCCATCGGGAAAGCATATTCTCCAGAGTTCCGGAGATTTTACCTGTATTCTGGATAATCGGAACAGTAAAAAGTGATACAAAATCTCTTTCGAATTTAATCGCCAGATCTGCTGCTCCAAGAAAACCATCTGAAAATACCTGAATGATATCTGCAGTGATTCCCTTCGCATCATCACTTGAAAAAATATCAAAGATATCTGCCAGTGCAATACTGAAATCTCCCGAAAGCTTTGCAATCTCTCCTGTCGCATCGAACATTGAAACAATGCGTTTTTTAATATAGTTCTTGCTCTTCGCAAGATATTTATCAACACCACCAACAAGATTATCTGCTAATGTAAGCCCTATCCGTGCTGTGGATCCTGTGATTTTTCCAAACGCAAGAGCAATATTATTCACACATCGGTTCGCTGCATTTACAACTGCAGTGTCAGTAAAGACCTCTTTTAAGTTCTTGCCGATGCTTTTTACGGATTCATTTATAGAGTCAATTTTCTTCTGTGAATTTCCAAATCCGATCTCGAATCCTTTTTTGAACAGTTTCGTAAGTTCCTGACACCGTTTTATCAGTGCAGACATTTTTTTATCTGTCTTATCAAGAACCGTATCACCCTCAGCAAGGTTTCCGAAATCGACTGCGCTTCCAAGTGCTCCGGTGCCTCCTGTTCCGGTTGACGGAGAGGAAGAACTGCCGGAACTTGAATCTGACTGTGCATCCAGCTTGTTGATCTTGTCAAAGCCCATGAGGGCTTTCATCTTTTTCGCTGCGTTCTGTGCTGCCTGTCCAACCTTATCCGTGTTGCTTGCCAGATTAGACGCAGAATCAGATGCGTTCTCCAGACCGGTTCCTGCATCATCTGCTGCTCCTGCAACTGCCGCTACACCGCTGCTGTCAGAACCGCTGGATTTGTTCCCTGTAATCAGTTCCGTAAAGGACTTAAACGCATTTGCCAGTGTGACAAGCTTTCCGATCACCATATTGATTACTCGAATGATCGGAGTAAATAAGTTAATCAGGCCCTGTCCGATCGTTGCCATGAGAGACTGTATCTGCAGACTCAGTATCCTGCACTGGTTCGCCCAGCTTCCGGAAGTACGTGCAAAGTCGCCCTGTGCGGCCGACAGCTTATCCTGTACGAACTGGTAACGTAGGGCTACCTTTTCCGCTTCGGACATTGCCGAAGTTGTTTTCCCGAATCCATTCGCCATAGCGTAGGAATCAAGAGCTGTCTGTGTCATTACGACACCGAGATCTTTTAAACTTTCCGTTTCACCGGTAAATACCGATTTCAGCTTTGTGTATGCCTCGTCCTGAGAAATGTTGTAGAATGATGCCACATCACCTGCCAGTCCGGTCAGGGTTGAACCCATATCGTAAGCCTGCTTTTCGGTAAACCCGAAAGCTTTTGCCATGGCACCGAATGTACCGGTGTACTGTTTCGCCATGGTCTCTGACAGACCGAAGCTCTGTGCTGCACTTCTGGCGAATTCATCGACCTGTGCGGTCATCTTCGGAAAGGTAACATCTACAACGTTCTGAACTTCCGCAAGATCAGACCCCAGTTCCAGACACTGTTTTCCGAAATCAACCAGTTTTTTTACTCCAAAAGCCGCTGCAAGTGCCGCTCCTGCTTTTTTCGCCATGCCGGTTATCCCGGCCATCTGACTTTCGAACTGATTTTTATTTACAACCAGATCAAGACCAATCTGTCCAACGCTTGTTGCTGACATATATACCACCTGCCTCTGTCACGAGGACATCGGCACAGTGGCACTACTTGTCCTGGTTTATTTTTATTTCAAATTCTTTCTTGCAGTGCCTTGCCTGACACTTGTAAAAGACACCCCGGCATTTTGCATCCGGAGCATACTGTACTTTCTGTTCGTGTCCACAGAAAGGGCATCTTACCTTTAACTTTTCAATTTTTAATCACCTCCAAGGCCTGCCATGCGCATAAATGCCATCTTCATTGCCTGCATCTGTGCATCCACCTGCGCTTTCGATGTATGTGCTTTCACAAATTCTGCATGCCTCGACTGCCATGCATTTCGGACCCGGTGCTGTTCTGGTGTAAAATTCTCCAAAATTTCTTTCCGGTCCTCTGCACGAATAGAAGCAATCCTTCCAAGAGCTGTATCTGGCCCGATTCCTACAAGAAGATCTCGGAACTCTTCCCATTTCATTCCGGCCGGCAGCTCCCTGGACAAACGAATCCCGTACTGTGACTGAAAAGAAGACACAACCAGGTCAAAGTCTTCTATCAGATCATAGTACGGGTCACTGCTCTCCCTGTTCTTCTTCTCCCAGTACAAGTTTCATCGCTTCCTGGACAATGGTCATCAAAGATCCTGCAGACAGTTTTCTTCCATTTCTTTTCAGATTACAGATGGCCTTTACGTCTTCCGGATCAAAAATAAGGTTCATCGCCTTACCAACTGCCTCAAGCTCACTGTTTTCTGCAAAAACTCCCATCAGTCTCAGCATTGTTTCAGCATCTGCTTTTACCTCAACTTCAAGTGTTCCAATTTCCATAATCGGATTGGATTCAAATTCCAGCTTTTCTGTGATATTTACTACTTTTGCCATTTTATCTCCTTTTACAGTGCCGGTGTTACCGTCGGTTTTCCATTACTGATCACGTCAAATTCCAGTGCGCCTACGTTTGTGGCATCGCCACCGGAATTGTTTTTGACATCAATCACGGCATTCAGCCAAGAAATACTTGTACCGTCAGGCATGATCCATTCAAAATAAGCTTCTGAATCGTGGCCGTTTGTAAATGTTTTTCCGGCTACAAAATCATTTCCGGTATCTCCGATGTTCCTTTTACCACTGAGCGTAATCGTTACTGCCTTTGCGGTCATTAATGCTCTCTGCCATCCCTCGGCATCCATAGGAGTCCATGTCTCTACTCCATTAGAAAATGACGGAGAAAAAGTTTCCAGATCTGCAGGCATTGTAGCTGCTTCCTTGCTTGCGCCAAGCTTGAACTGGTTGTCAGAAACCGGGAATACATTGGTCTTCCCTGCAAACTTCTGAAGATTCATTTTCATGTCTCTTTACCTTCTTTCTTCTCAAAAATAAAAGCCCCTTCTATGACCATTTCATAGATGCCGGCATCATCAGTGCCAACATCCTGGACTGGATAAAAGGGCTGAAAAAACTTAATTGTTACATTGTTGATTGTTGCATCTCGCATGGCTCTAAGCTTGTCAAACAGCTCTGTAGCCGCCTTTTCTGTGTCTCTTGGAGATTTATTCCAATGCATCAATATAGTTACGTATTTCTCGCCATAGCCTTCCAGAGAGGGACCTCCAAGGGCTGTATGATATGCATGCTGATGCTTGCTGTTATAAACTCCTATGGATTTTTCTTCCTTATCTGGAAGTTTTCCCATATACACATGATCTGCCACATTAAGAGACGCAATATAGTCTCTTACATCTTCCAACATCATCATATTCCCGTCAGCCTCCTGTAGATCTCTTTGAATGCCTTGGCCGCAAAATCAGCTTCTTTACCACCCGGAAGCCAGTCTGTATACCACTTGCCACGTGCGTTCGGGTTCTCTCCCGTCTGGAAGTGATATTCCGGATGGAAATACAGGCGGCGAGCATATGGTGTGCTGGACACAATGGAAACTTTTCCATTCTCACTTTCAGAACGGTCCAGAAATGTACTTTCATTCTGGAGATTTCCGGTATCTCGTGGAAATACCTGTGCCTGCACAACTTCCGTATGTAACAACGCTTCTGCAGTCTGTTTCAGAGCAGTTGTCTGTGCCTCTGTCAGTTTCCGGATCATCGGAAGATTCAGTTTTATTACTGAATTCACACTGATCAGATTGCTCATACCAGCATCACCTCTGTATAATTCACGGAACCATCAGGATTTCTTGCCTTTGTCCCCTGCTCGATTCGTCTTTTCATCCCGAAGATCTCTGCAGAGCCGCCGGAGATCACCGGCAGTTCCGGGCAGATGTCACCCGGGAACAGTGCTGTACCTGTAATCTGTACCAGCTTTTTTTCTGCTGTCGGGACTGTTCTTGCTTTGTCCTGATAATTACACTTTCCAGAATACTCTATTGTTTTAAGTGGTTCCCCATACTCATTCAGACCTTCCCGCTCGAATGAACAGGTAATATCTGTCTTGCAGAGTCTTTTCGGTACCAAACATGGGTATCTCATACGATCACCTCGCTAACATGCAGCATAAACCGGTCTGCTGTAACAGTGCGTACACATCACGTTTCATCGCTACGCCCTTGTCCGTAAACACATTCCAGCTGCTGCCGAACTGTGCAGACACTCCATTGATGCTGTACGAAGATAACACACTATTGATCTCATCCGTGTTCTCATACTCGAAATCTGCCTGCATACACACGACTTCCCTGATGATTTCCTGCTGATAAGCTGTAAGATTAGAAATTCCCCGACCTACAATGCGGTTGTAAGTCAGGGAATCAACGTGTCTGGATGCCTGCTTCAGGGCTTTCTCCAGTTCATCTTCAGGGATGGTACTGCCTTCATACTGGTCCAGATAATACTCTGGTGTTACATATGCTTTATAAGACATTCGATTGCCCCCTTTATCAAGCACCAACCTCTGCAGTGTCTACATCTACATAGATACTGTCAATCTTACCATCACGGCCATTCGGGAACACAAATACATCAGAGAAGGATCTGTTCTGATACAGATATCCATCACCTTTTGTATGTGTGCCAGGTGCAAAGTAGTAGATACTGGAGATCTTCGGTACAGTCTTGCATGTCTGTCCACAGGCAACAAGAACATTAATCTTATGTGCGCCGGTTACTGCCTGGACACCGCTTCCAGCTGTAACCTTTTTCTGTGGTTCAAATCCACCGTTTTCCGGTTCCCAGTTGAATGCATCATAGAAACGCTCATCATCGATTACTTCCATGATCGGAACGCCGTCAATGTCTGTCACTCTGGTTTCGATTCCCATACCGCCTTCTGCGATCTGTGTTATTTCGATCTTACGTGTAAACTCTGTGGACTGCTCCAGGGCATCCATGATTTCACTGCAAACATACATTATCAGCGAACCGTTTGCCTTGTATCTTCTAAGTTTTCCTTTCGCAAGAATATCTTTCAGCATACCGAAAACTTTCGCCTTAGTGTATGTAGCTGTCGCTGTAGCTCCATGATATCCTTCTGTCTTCTGAGCTGCCTGAGCTACCTTTGAAAAGAATAATGCATCCGTTTCAGGAACAACCCACGTCTGTTCGAATACACGTGAAATATTCTGGATAGATGCTGTTGCATTTGTTTCATCAACATCTGCTTTGTCTACCATAAACTCAACGTCGCGGTCATGTTCCAGTGTGAATGGTACATCTTTCTGATCATAAGTTCCGGTATTCCATCCACCTTTACGGTTATGATTTTTGTAACCGGATGTGCTCATCTGAGTGAAATGGAATGTTTTCGCATCCAGCCATCTTACATTGCTGGTCACAAACGGAGATGTCAGGGTTCCCTGCATCAGAATTTCAAGGAGTTCCGGGCTCCACTGTTCTGCATAATTTAATGCCATATCTTATACCTTCTTTCTTTTTCTGAGGTGTCCGAATCGGACACATTTAATTCCAACGGTTCCAGCGTTTTGTCGGTACTGTTGGCTGATTTGTTGTTGTCTGCTGCGGATGCTGTGCCGGATTACCACCAGTCCCAATCTGTGTAAAGCCGGTCTTCCCGTCAACCTGTGGTTTCAGTGCCGGGATGTCTTCCAGTACTTTATTTACCGCTGTTTTTAATGTTTCCTCATTGATATTTCCATCTTCTCCCATCGCCTGGCTTAAATCGGCCATTTTAAGGATGTATGGAATTGTCTTTGCTTCAATTCCCAGAGATACAGCCATCATTGTAGCCGCACTTTCTACCTGTGCTGCCTGAGCTGCTTTCTGTGCTGTCGCGAGCTGTGCCTGTGCCTCTGTGATCTGGTTCTGCATACCGGCCACATCCGGCTGGTTAGCCGCCTGCTGCTGTTTGAAAGATGCGATAGCCTGATCCATCTGTTCTTTTGAAAGTCCCTGCTGTTTAAAGTAACCTTTCAGAACAGATTCTTCTGTTACAGTCTGTTTTCCTGCAATCAGGCTGGCCAGCTTATCATAATCAAACTGTGGTGTCTGCTGTGCTCCTGCAGGTGGTGTTCCATCATCCGCTCCTGAGGCACCTGCTCCCCCACCATCGCCAGATCCTCCTTCTGCAAATTTCTGCAGGTTCATTGGTACTTTACATCGAAATCTTTTAAACATTTTTCATGCTCCTTTACAGTTTTTTATGTGCTGTCTGCACGAATACAGTTTTACGTGTGTCTCACATGGACAGTTGATAACCCGGTGTCTCCGTGTAGTTTTAAGCCTTCGGGCATAAAAATAAGACGCTTAACCCTGCGCCTCAATGGGAGATTCCGGATCACCGCCTTTCGAATCGATAATCTCTGCTACTTTCATGTGTGCCAGATACTCAGCTCTCTCTTTTGATACTGTCATTGTTTCACCGACAGATCTGAGCTTCAGGTTATTTTCAATGTCTTTGAAATCGTGGATTACTCTTATCCTCACCGTTCTCACCTTCCTCCATTGCGCCGGCGCAAATTACATTTTGAAGCATCTGTTTTCAAACTTCTTATAGGCATCCATATACAGTTCATTCTTATCACCGTTATATGTCAGCTCATAGTACATGCCATCTGGTACCGTAGTGCTAAGCAGTGCCTTGTTATTCTGCAAGGTCTTACAGCTCCATACCACATACACATCATGTACAGTTACCTGCTGCCGATCTGTAACATCCATGTGACTATTGGTATACTCTGCAACTTTTGCTTTACATAATCTCAGAAATTCTTCATTCTCCATGTTGTTTCATGTCCTCTCTTTCTTAAGATTTAAAAATGGGTATAAAAATACCACCGGCCATTTCTGACTGGTGAAAATTAACGAAACTTAGCTTGCATTTTCACGCATATTATCGTAAAATATGTATAAGATATCTTATGGGAGTTGTTTTGTTCCCCCTTTTGCCCTTGATACTTCAAGGTTGCCGGGAGCGAAAACAGCTCCTATTTATTTCTTCTATACACTTTTACTATTTGTTTATTTCGAATTAGTACAATCGTATCAACAAATGTTGTATTTCTAGATGTGTATATAGCTTTTATCTGACGTTTCAGTTCTTCCGTGCTTAATTCCGTTTTATCTGCACATATAACAAAATTATTTGCTTGCCGTTTCTTGGATTTCATCATCCCATACAATGTATTCTTTCCATTTCCAATCGGTGTTTTCAAATCATATTTTGATCCATCAATCAGATAATCCGGCGTTTGTATTCCCTGTGGGTATGTCACTCGTGGCACCATTTCAACATTTTTTCCACATTTTTCAGCTATTATTTCAGCAATCTCTTTCTCATGCGCAGAATAATCCAGCAATACTGTTTTTCCGTTTACTTCAAAAAACTCATTATTTATATGAACTTTCAATATGTCTTTTACTTTTCCATGTCCAGAATCCTTGTCCGTCCATAAAGATGTTATATCTATTGGTTTTCCTAAAAAAGCCTTTGCCTTTTTAACTTCTACATATTCCTGAGTATCCATATCACCGGTTCTCATTCGAACATGTTTCCACTCTTTTTGTTTCCGTTCGTACCTCTGCTGGTTCTCCGGATCCAGTGAGAAATCTGCAAGTCTTCCAAATCTCTTTTCCTGACGCTCGGCATATTGCTGTCTGGCTTCCTGCTGTGCCTGATCTTCCAGATCGGAGATTTCCTGCTTGTTGTATTTTGGATCTACTTTCGTGATGCCCGGAAAATATGTAGTATGAGAATCTTTGCACCGGGGATGATAGAGACCTGCTGCTATTGCCGAAGACATAAGCGGATATTTCCCATCTTTACTGCTGCCGCCGCTCCACACATCATCTATCAAGATCTTACCCACGAAAGGCAAGCACTTCGGACATGGAGAACCTCGCTTGTTCATAATCACAAGATGTAACCCCCACTGCTGTCGCATTTCGCCTTCTCCCTGCAGGTAAGCTCTCTTGCTCGCTGTCCGGATTGCCATATCTGCGTAGTCAGCAATTGTATGTCTTGCTCCATTGGTATACTGGATGCAATTCAAACCTGCAGAAAGAAAATCCTTTGTTGCCATGTCTACCGCTTTCTCATATGTGCCAGCTCCGGTATTAGCGTATACCTGCGCGTTATATATAATCTTTCGGTACTGATCATTTGCCATGCGTAAAACTGCTGTCTCTGCTTTCTGCATGTCCGATGTGGTTGCCTGAATCAGCGCATCCAACTTTCTGTCATTGACTTTGAAAAACTCTGCAGTACTGCCTTTTGAAATACGTTTTGCAGGAAATCCTTTCTTGATTTCTTCCAGTATCCGTTTCTCCTGATTCATACCGCCTTCGCTTCTTGCAAGTCTGATCAGTACCTCGATCTGTTTGTTAATGTCCTTAAACTGCTTTCCATATTTCTTCTGGTTGTCATGTTTGTACTTTTCCAAAGATTTCAGCATCTCTGTCTGCCACATGGACCAGCGTTTTTTTTCATCAAGTTCTTCCTGCTTATGGTTTTCGAAGTTCCGGATCATAGATGAGATCAGTTCATTTTCGATTGCTTCAAATGCGGCACCGATATCATATTCGTCATTTATCTTTGCCATTTGACCACACCTTGAAGCCCTGTGCTTTGAACCGCCGTGTCAGCTCTTTTAGTTTTGTGATACTTTCACATTTATCCCGTCGGAGTTCTGCATAGTCAGCTTTTTCCACCGCGTAGATTCCCATCGGCACCTGCTCCTTTGCTACTTGGAGTAGTCCCTGGTACTCTTTCCGGCTCATTCTGTACATTCTTGGTCCTACTTTTACCCTCATCACCTTCACCGCCTTCCAGATCTGAATAAAAATCACCGGCTGTCATGTTCACCGCCGGTTCTTCCATGTCTTGTATTCCCTGTTCTGCTTTTAAACGAGTGATTTCTTCCTCTTTGCAATGCTCATCGAGAGTATCACCATAAAGTTCTTCCACACATCGTTCAATACTCATGATTCCGCCCTGTTTTGCTTTTGCGATCGTTTCAACCTGACTTTCGAAAGATGGGTTTGCATATTCTCCAAACGAAACATTAACTTTCACTTCTTCTGCACCTTTTTTATGCAGAAAAATATTGTCCGCATTAATACACATCGCAACAACATCCGGTAATGTTTCCTGCAAGGCTTTTACAATTGCATTTCTGGTATACAGTGTGGTTTTCTCTTTTTCTCTCTGTGCATCCGCATTATCCAGTTTCTTTGTATCAATTCCCAGAGTAGAAGGACTGATAACTCCCTGCAGGCACAGATCAAGAGCTGTGATGTATGATGCCATATAGCTGTCATGCGGAATTACCGGCTGATCTGTAATAACCTGATTCTTCTGCCCTTCCCTCATGTCGCCGTCAGATGCAAAATACCTGTTATCAAACGGATTAGGTTTGACCAGTGCTCCAGTTGCCGGATCATGTGGAATCAAACATTCCGGAATATATGTCTTTGCACGTCCTGCTCTTAAAGCATCCATCCACTGTGACCATGTTTCATCCAGCGAATCATAGCTGTCCAGCTTTCCATCAAAGATGCTGCCGCCTCTGCCTTCGTATCTGGAGGATTCGTAAATCATCAATGGTACAGCAAACATTACAGAATCATCAAACGTTATATCTACCAGATTTTCTGTAGATTTAATTGTCTTAATATCTACCAGCTTATCTCCCAGATACAGTTCGTTAATGATGTAACCATAGCCATACCGTTCATTCAGTACATATGTCTTACCCTTTTCTTCATATGGGGTCTTAAACACAATTTCTCTAATTCGGTCTCTCTGGTAAATAAATTCTACTCTGTCACCGGGGTACCATTCCAATATCGGATACTCACTGATAGTTGTATCGACGGTAACTTTAAAAGCACCATCCCCAATAAACAGTGTTTCTTTGAGGGCACTTTCTATCTTTTTATGGAATTTATTATCTTTTTCAATCTTTTTCCATAATTCTTCCTGCGACGGATTTTCAAATTCAAAATCATTCATGTCTGGAAGAACTACGAAAGAAAGAACTTTAACTGTCAGTCCCGGAAGTCCTGTGTGGATCTTACGTATATCCATACCAGGTGTTGACTTGCTTGCCCAGAACTTATGCCTGTCTGCAAATTCTGCATTCTGTCGATAGATCTGTTCAAGCTCGTTGCCGTCACCTCTGTACCAGATACGGTTTAAGATCGCATGTCCTTCAAAATCCATCATTTCATCAATCTGAAAATTAAAGGGATTTGCCGGAAGAACATTCAACCAGCTCCTGACCGTCTTTTTTATGTTTTCATTTAATTTTTCCATCCATTTCACCTTTTCTGTTCCTCCACCTCAAATCCGATCATATTGCGGAACGGGATCCATCCATACTGCTGCGAGTTTATCGTATGGTCATTTTTATCTTCCGGAATATCTTTGTCTTCGTTCCATGAATACTTTTCCATTTCCGTAATATGATTGGTACATGCGTCCAATACCAAATAGCATCCCTGCTGGATCCAGCCTAACTGGAGCTTGATTCTGTCCAGTATTTCTACTTTCTTGTAAGATTCTACGAAATTGTATAAGCATCCCCGCAGACGCTTATATTTCCGCAGTTCTGTAATTGTTGCCGCATCTGCGCAGTCAACAAATGTATCTTTTGCAAATCCCCAGTCTTTGCGGCATCTTTCCAGAAATTCAACAAATTTTACCGCTGTATCTGACGGAGCAAGTGGCTGATCCAGTTCTTTGTTGCTATATACTTTTTCAGCAAGCGTAATCAGTTTCCTGTCTTCTGTGATTCCCTGAAACATCATTGCGATTGTATCCGGGGATTTTGAAGAATAGGAAGTGTCCAGTCCACAGGTGAACTTCTTGAATTTAATCTTTCCTGCTGCCATCTGGGACCTTAACCATTTCTCAGATACAACATGTTTCTTTCTACTGAAATTCGGGAACACCAGCCCGGTTGCCTTGCCTCTCAGCCCCTCAATCTTGTTTTTCCAGATCTTTGTTCCCTTCGGGGTATTCTGTATGATTCTCTGTTTCTTTTCTTCCGGAAGACCGGCATTATCGTCAAAAGAAAAGAACCAATGAACCCAGCCGGGTTTTGGTTCTTCTTTCAATTCGTCTTTAATTTCTCTTGGAGTGCTGTCTTCCCATTCAGGAAGTGGTCTGCTGCAGTTGATGTACTCTTTGTATACGTCAAGACTCGGATCATCCGGATTAAGCGTTGCCATCAGATAATCACAGCGCATGGATGCCTCACGGACAAATTCTATATTTGCAGTGTTGATTTCATCAATATACAGGCATCCATACTGACCGCCGAGGGCATCCTTCCACTTGCTCTTGTTTCCATATCCAACCACAAAGATAATTTTATCTCCACCGGATGTATGGAACAGAATGTGTGGCATCTTATATTCTCCGGATCCATTGCCTTTGTACTCGGTCAATATTCCGAAATCATCCAGAATGCCAAGATCTTTGTTGATGATGTTCTTTTCTGCAGCTCCGGTGTCATCTGCTGCCAGGATATGAAGCTTTTTCGGACTCTGGGCTACCTTCAGCATGAACTTAAAAATTCCTACTGTAGTCTTTCCTGCTGCCGTGGTACCTTCCAGGAACTCCACTGGTGTCTGGCATTTCAAAAATGCTTTGTATTTTTCAGACAGCACAAGATCCATGCTGCTCATTATCCGCCTCCGCTGATCTGCTTGATCAAGCTGTCAAGTTTTGATTTTTCTTCTTCCATACCGCTGAGCTGAAGCTTGTCATTCCACATTGCCAGATGGCGTCCAAGCATATCCAGGGCTTTCAGTTTGTCTGCAAGCTTGATTTCTCTTTCTGTGCCATCTTCTCCAAAGGATTTTACTTTCACAGACTGTATAGCTGCCAGATCGTCCCTGGAGGCATCTTCTTTTAGTGTTGCGTCTTTTGCATTGATTACATCATCTGCATTTACAAATGCAATTCTGGCCAGTTCCAGAAGAACACGGTCAGCATTGATTCCGGTTCTTTTGGATCTTTCTGCGATTGCCTCTGAGATTGCTTCTGAAACTTGGGTTTTCTGGAGTAATTCATGTCCGATCTCAGAAGCTCTCTGACCATTTTTCGCCTTGTATCCGGCTCTTATGGCGGCCTGGGCAGCATTCAGGTCAATCAGATACTCATCTACAAATCTCTTTTGTTTTTTTGTCACTCAGGATCACCTTCTTTCAAAAATATAATAAAATACAGTCCTGCCAGCACCATCCACGACAGCCGATTGCTACCGTGACGAAAGGAGGTGCGAACACTTACATACAGTGAATCCATGCCTAAAGTATGTATGCGCTGGTGCTGTGCACGCTGTACGAAAATTGGCATTAGAAAAGCACCCCGAAGGGTGCTCTGTTGTATTGCATGTGTATATTTTAATTATTTTCTTCTGTATTTTTTACATGATTTATCATTTTTTCTACCTCTAAATTAGTATTTACTGGCACAATTTTAATGTCAGCGTGATTTCTCTGAAAAACAACAAATATCTCATGTGCAAATCCCTGCCCAATTTCTTCGACATCAGCAAAATCCAATTCTACTTCTTTAAATTTTTCAAATCTATTACATAGTCTTTTTGCCTGAGATCTCGATACAGGGTAAGTGTCAAAAATATTTTTGATTGGAACATGTGTTTTTGTAAATCCTCCATCAACATCAGAAAACATGTCAAACACCTCTCTCAAAATTTTTTTACTATAATTTGACAAACTCATAAGAATAATAGTTCCTCTACTATCTTTTTGTTTGCTCAACGATTCTACTTCATCTGCATCTTGCAAAATTTCATTATATTTATCGTGTGTAAATATTTTTCCATCAGAAAAAGCAGCAAATGTGTCTAAAACCCTAGAAGTAAAGAATATTCCTTCTCCAGAATGCTTTTGTGTATCTGTTGTAAGCTTTCCCTTAAACAGTTCTCCCACAGCATCATCTAGTGTTGGAAAATTATAATAATCTCTAATTTTTCTGAAGATTCCAACTCCCTGATCTGCAATAAGAATCATAGTATTCATATAATCCTGGATAACTCTTATTAAAATAATATCAGATTCAGAATGATCAATTGCATTATTCATCATTTCCATAAAAGAATATTGCCATATTTTTTGAACATTTAAAGGTAATTTTTCAATATATTCTTTTATACATAAATCATAAATAACGTCTTCCTGAAGGTCTGGAGTTTCTCTACGATCATAAACATAAGTATGAGTTTCCTTGATTAACTCATACTTTTTATTGTTAGAATCTCTTTTTTTTATTATTTTTTTTGCTTCGAGTTCTCTAATATAACGATATACTGTATTTAATGATATTCCAAAGGCTTCTGCAGTTCTTTTTGCAATATCATTCTGGGAATTGTCTACTTTTTCCAAAATATATCTTTTTATCTTTTCTTTTTTCTCTTTAGTAAAACTCATAGACGCCTCCTTTTTTAACTTTATTTTTTCTTTTTTTAACTATATCACCAAATTATAGTTTTGTAAAGTTAAAAAAGGCTGTTTTTTATTTATCAATTAATGCCATGTACAAAAAGAACCCCGTAATTTCTACGAGGTTCCTTCTGAAAATTATATTCTTGGGGTAGAATATTTTATGCTTTTCGGACCACACGGCAGTCAACAGGATAAGCAATAACCTTTTCCCTCAGGGATAATTGGTACTTGTATGGGAAAGTACGTATGGAACGCATTGGTTATATCCAATTCGTTCATGATACATATTATCACATTGAATCGTAACATAAGTAACATTCGTAACAAACTTTAATTTTTTTCAAAAAATCTTTTAAATTCCATCTTTACACTGGCTTCAGTTACCTTCCTTCCCATCCGGTCTGCCACCTGCTGCCACGTCATATCCTCAAAGATCTTATACTTGATGATGCGCTGCATGCGGAAGGGAATGGATATCATCCACACTTCCACCTGCAGTTTCAGTTCTTCCGCTTTCTCTTTCTTCTGTTTCAAGACCTCTTTCTTTGCCCGAAGCCTCACATCGTCTGAATAAGAGTAGGTTGTCCCCTGTACCTTAAAATGCTGTGGGTTGTAAGGAAATTCCGGATTACTTCCAGATACCGTTTCATTTGCTGTGATTCTCTTTTTCGATTCTAACTTACGGATTTCTTCTTCTGTGTCTTTGATCACCTCGCATGCATCTATGTATTCTTCCAGAACTCTCTTATCCATGATGTCAGCCTCCTTGTTTCTTTTGTCCTGTTGCCTGTTCGTTTTATATTCCCATTTTGCATTCTTCAAAATACGGACAGACCAGGCAACAGCATCTGCAGTGTTTCTTTCTGGATTGGAATATCCAGTATAATAGCTTTCTCAGTAAGATCATTTTGTGGTCATCTCCTTAAATGCTTTCTCTGCATCTTCGCTTCTTCCGTAGGTGATCAGCTGTACTTTTCCATCCTTCAGGTATTCGATTGTAGTATTGCTTGTCATTCTGGGATAATGGATTTCTTCCCAGTCAGCAGGATCCATGTCTTGATATCCTGGACATCTGCTATCAAAGATACATCCGTTACATCCCTCTTCACTTGCTCTTTGTTTTCTACAGAATTGAATCTGTGTATTGCATGCTGATAAAGCAAGTTCTGGGGTTATGTCATAGTCTTTTACCATCATTACCTCCTGTAATTTCATCAATGCAAGCATTCCAGCCAGTAGCATACCCATCTCCAAATTCGTCCGGAAAATAGCTTTCTGTGTCTTTCTCTGGCAATAATTTCAATGGACATGTCTGTATTAGCTCGTCTAGGGTATCTGCATTGAAATTTGTATTCTCATCCTATAGCATGCACTCATCCGAACCAGTAAGAAGAGGACACTGTATGCAATCTTCTGGTGTATCAATCAATAATACTGATTTACTCATTTATTGTCCTCGCAATCACAGTTATTGTAATTAATGTCTTTTGACGCTTGTACTTTAGTGATTTCTTTAGCTTTTTCCTCACTGTCCGCTTCTCAGCATGCAAAACAACAGCTCTATCATCGATTTCTTCCGTAATCCATAATGACACGGCATCACGACTGCAAGTTTCCACTTCTTGTCTGTATTAATCGGAGTAGGTGATTCAAATTCATCTGCTGCCGTTGTATATTCCGGGACCGTGACCATCACTCCGACGTGTGTAGCTGATTCTGGAAAGTTCTCGTGTATATGTTTCCAGAACTTCCCGTTCCGCATATCTTCCAGAAGTTCTTTATAGCACTGCATCGTAGTTACTATGTAATTCTTTTCACCAAGAAAATTCAGCCCGTTCCCACTATAGAAGTCTTCTTTACAGCTTTTAATTTCATAGCAAACGAAAATCCCCTTTTCTATTGCTGATACAGAACATTGATTTGCCGGAATGAACTGCATGTAATCTACTCTTTTGGGCTTTCCTTTTGCCGCCCATGGATCAATGCTCACTTCTTTTGCCCAGTATTTCCCCATGCCGGAGAAATACTGTCTTTCCAGAAGTTCGCATAACATCTTTGTCGTCTCTCTTCTATTCATATCTATTCTCACTTAAGGTCTGTGCATAAACGTGTCAAAATCCAGATTCTGTTCTCTGATTCTTCCCTTTTCGAACGGGTAGGTTCCGTTCATCATTGCTTTTACATCCTGTAGTTCCGCTATAAGAGCATCAATACTCTCTGTCCTTGAAAATGTCAGAATAACTTCTGCCTGAACCGGATCCCATTCATCTTCTACTGGAACTTTCTCGCCTATTTTATGCGGTGGCTGTGTAATGCAGCATAAAGCTCCGATGTTGTTGCTAAGAGCTCCCGTCATTCTGATATCGCCTGTTCCGAACTCCAGTTTAGCTTTTCCTTTAATCATTTATTCCCACCTCACTGTCTTCTGGCATCTGGAAAATAGCTTTCTCCCGAATTTCTTTTTTCTTTTCGTCAATACTCTCCTTTTCAGTTGTTGTAACACGAACACCAGATATTCCCGTAAATGTCTGCAGGAGTATTTCGTGCTCTGCATAAGTTTCCTGAAGCATGTCCAATACCTTTACAGCTTTTTGTTTGTTGCTGTATTCTCCAAGCAAATAACGGCATCCTGTGGCGTATGATGCCACAGTTGTTTTCATAGGTCCTTCTTCAATATCAATACCTACTGAAGTATTAAAATTTATCAGTATTTCTCTATTCTGGCTTCTGATCAGCATCTTTCTTCCTCCTTGTCTTCTTTAGTTCCCACAGTTCGCAATTCAGGCAACGGGCTTTACTGACTACCAGCTGTCCGCGGATCATGGTTGCCTGCTTGCAGGTGGGTTTTACATGTACAGCGAAGTTTCCAACTCTTTTTGCGTGTTTGCAGGTATCAAACTTTTCTTTTTCCACTTTTTCTTCCTCTCTTTCCCTTTTCGTATTTCGAACAGATTTCTTCCGGTTGTCCCATGTTCCGGGTATGACCGGTCTTTGAGTAATAGTCGCATTCGTACGGCAGATCTTTGTTGCGTGCCCGGTAGATACAGGTTTTGCAATCTGTGACTTTCTTCTTGCGTGGTGTTCTCGGTGTTGGTGGGATGTCCAGATTGTATTTCTTCTTCCATCTAGAAACCGTGGTGCTGATCACACCAAATGCCTGTGCTATTTCTTTTGCGGTCATTCCCTGCTGCAGGCACCGTTTCATCTTCTCTTCATCGTATTTCCCGGTATCATGGTTATAAGCCGGTTTCAGGTCATATTGTTTTAGCAGGCGGTGAATTGTTTCAAACGATGCATCTAGGCTGACCGCCATCTCTATCTGTGTCATGCCCTGATCTATGCAATTCTGCATAATTTCTTTTGTAATCATGTCTTTGTACATATAACTACCTCAGACCTATTACGCATGTGATCCAGAGCGTGCACCACACGATTGTAGCCGCAATATCTTTTCGTCTTGCAGCTCCACACGCGGCAAGGATTGCATACACTATAATGAGCACCAGTGTAATTATTTTTATTGCCTGTAATATTATCATCACATTCCGCTCCTTTCATCGTTCCGGAAGAATTGTTTCAGCATTGCATCTTTCCAGTTCTTCCTGTGGTGATCACAGGTATCATCATCCTCTATCAGTATGCCTTTTCGGTCGCAGAGACCATCATCGTTGTCCCTACAGGTTTTGCATGTTTTATTTTCCATTCTCTACCTCTCTATTCTAAATAGCTCTTACCGAAGATCTCCCGGAATTGCTGCCGGGTATGATTCTTTTCGAATTGTCTTTGTGCTGTTCTTTTCAGATACAGATCAGCTTCGCGGTATCTGTGTACTGCTTCCGGTCCTTCACGGTGACATTCTGCACACAGGTGTACTTTCATGCCATATTCTTCCGATTTCGTCCGGCTGCCAGTGCCAAAGAAGATGTGATGATCTTCTATCCGTTGCCTGCTGCCGCAGAGATAACAGATACCAGACTGATCTCCGGGAAGAATGCTTTTCATGTGTTTCTTTCGTTTTTTCTTTGCTGTTGATTTCGGAAACAGCAAGCCTCCCTGATCCATTGTGTTTCCTTTCTTTGGGAGAGGTATACAGGTACCTCCCCCGGTGTGTTGTATATGGATTTTAGATTGCACCCGTTATTTTGAGGTGTCCGAATCGGACACCTTTACTCCTCTGCTGCAGCCGTCATTTAGACCGATATCTCCGTCAAGGCCTCTGTCTAACCGGCACCAGGCAAATTCACCGCCTTGGCAGTCATTGTCTTCGTGGTAATATTCGCATTCGCTGCAGAGGATAATTTGGGAATACCGGTTGTTTTCGTTCAGGATTGCACAAAGGTGATCTCCCGCAGAACAATCTTCGCATATTTCATCTGCTTTCTCCTGGGATACTCCCTCTATTTTTTTACAATTATCGCAGGCTACGCTCATTAAATTATTTAATAATTCTACTAACTTCTTTTCCTGCATTTCTTTCTCCTTTCCGTCATGACTTCGATAAATACTTTCAGGTTTCCGGTTTCCTGCTGCCGGATCAGCTTCGGTGTCCGGATCCGCAGGTGTTCCCCGCATAATTCCATCCACTTTGGAGAATTCTCCCCGTGGACTTTCTTAAACTGTTTCTTTTTCTGCCTGGTATTCATAGATCAAACCTCCTTATGGTGTCTTCGGTCTGTTCTGTCCATCCGATATCGATATCATATTTTTCTTTTATTATTCTCATGGCGTCCCTGGCTCCGTGTTTCATGGAATCGATTCGGTCATATTTCTCTTTAGTTCCTCTCATAAATTTGTCCAGCATGTTCCCGGATCCAGTTTTATATTTTGCAAAATTAAATTCCTCGCAAAGTTCCCAGATTACCGCAAGTTGGGTACAGACAGACTGGATGTTCCGGGAATCGTTCCAGATCTTTTCATAAACGGAATAAGGAATATTCCTGCCTATGTATTCCTCCATCCAGTTCACATCCTCAAATCCCATCTCTTTGTTGAGATCCGGATCTTCAAATTCCAGATCGATTCCCCATTTGTCCCGGAGCTCTTTGTAGGTGGTCTTAATATTGTTTTTTTTCTGATGCCACTACGCTTTCTGAATAATGGCTTAGCATATATTCTGCTGCCGCTCTTCCGTACCGGAAACCTTCCAGGGATTTCAGAAATGTGATGATGTTACAAAGGGTAATAAAATTTTCTGCCTTATCTAATTTTTCCTGCGCTTCCAGGATGCAGGCTTTTCTGATCTCTTCTGTCTGTTCTTTTCTCCATTGTTCCAGTACTGCAATCTTAGTGCCGGTAATATTGGCTACTTCCTGATCAGACAGATTTGTGGTCTTTAGTGGTGCCGGTGGAAGTTGGAATTCCGGAAAACCTGCATTTTTTAATACTTTATTGACTTTCTCCTGTTCCTTCTTCCGGCTCTTGGTCTGGCGCTTTAATTCAGCTCTTCCCATTGTTTTTCTCCATCTTGGTTCAAATTACTTCTGTATCTCTTTTAAAAATTCCACTAAACTTGTTATGCTATCTGTTTCATTCCGGAACTTTTCGTCATAAACTTCATCTAACGATGCATATTTTTTCTTATTTTTCTTCAGGAAATGGAAAAAGTGTTCGTCTCTTGGCTCCTCGTTCCAGTATCCCTCTCTTTTTGGATATTCCGCTGCTACAAGCCTGCTGCCATCTTCGAAATCATACTTGTAATAATTAACATCAAGCCTTTCATCTCTGTACCACAATCCCCAGTCCTGATAGTTCTCAAGCCACTCTTTCCGTTCCTCGTTATTTTTCAGGCGCGGAAGCTCCGGCTGGATTGTTTCCTCTTCTGTTTCCATGACATCCTTGACCAAATTCTGGATGATCCGGATACCAGCTACCTTTAACTGCTGCCGGAGAATCGTTCTTTCCGGAATACCGCCGCATTCCAGATAGCCACTCAACATCTTTTCCTCCTCTTCCAGATATTCCCGGATGAATAATTCGGACGGTACCGGGATATCGGACAGATCTTCCGGCCAGATATCTGTGTTTATTCGGACACTTAGGTTTTCTGTGTTTATATCCTCAGCAGGGATGCCGTCTACAGGAATCGTTTCTGTTTGCGCCAGCGCAAGTTCCGGTTTTGTTTCTTTTCCCGGATCCCTGGCCGCATTTTCCGTTTCAGCTTCTTTTCTTGACTTCTCAGCTTTTTCTAAAGCGATCACATTCCACATTCTCTGTATGGCCGTCGCAAGATAAAACCAGTCGTAATCGCCCATGTATCTGCTGTCTTTATCCCAGAGCTGGACATAGTCATCAAACATATTGATATGAGCGGTGCCTTTGTCCATGGCAAACCATCTCGTGCGGTCATTTCCTAGTTTCCTTTTTAATTCTTCCGGAGATTTGTTTACATTCAGAACTCTGTTTGTAAAATCTCCCTTCATCCATGAGTAATATGACATGATCAAATGCCTGGCTGCCATATCAAGATATTCTTTTTCTTCCGGATCCGGCTTTTTCAGTTCTTTGACTTTCTTCTCCGGCTTCTGTTCCTTTGCTTCCATTGTGATCGCTTCTTTTATCGTCAGTTCTTCCGGTTCGTCTACTGCTGCCATCCTGACCGGTTTCTGTTTCTTTCCGTATTTCTCGATCAGCTTCTTTGAGAAATCTGTCCAGCTTATCAGTTCTTCCTGATCAGAGCCGGCATTGAAGATGATTCCTTCCTTGCTTCCCTGATAGTTCAGGTGTCCGTTTCGGACACGTACTGTTCCGTACAGGGCGCTGAGCATGTATGTAGTCATATTCAGGTCTGATTTCCTGACATAGGTCTCTATGTTCTTCCGTAAGGATTCGTAGAACCGATCAATCTGGATATCTACCGGAATGACTGTGTTGACTTCTTCCGGTTTATGCGGATGCAACACCTGTTCTATTGTCAATTGTCCAGGAATGTTTCTTTCCTGTTCCTGCTGTGTTTTCAGGAGTTTTGCATCATTCAAAGTAAGCTGTCCGGCATTTTCTAACAGTTCACAGGCTTTCGTCTGATATTTCTCATTCAGTCCGGCAAGCTCTGCCGCTGTGGAAATATTCAGCTTGTTCTGTCTGAATGCGTCCGTGAGCCGTTCAGACAGGTTATTGCTGATGCTGTGATACCTTCCAATCTGGGTAGATGAGACTCCTATCAGGTCAGATACAATCTCTCTGGTCTTGCCCTCAAGATCTGTTTTTTCACGGAGTTCCTTGACCAACTCTTCCATCTGCAGTGCTTCCGTCATTTTCTCCCAGTCAGTTTTCTCACGGTAGGTATTGGACTGGATGATAATGATCTTCCGGATGATCTCATCTTCTTCAGATGCCGTGCTCAGCTCGATCTTAGGTTTGTATACACACGGGACTTTCCGGAAGCGGTCCATCCCCTCCTCAATCAGCTCAAGACAGCATTTTCTTCTGGAATGTCCAGCCAAAATATAATCTTTGCCATCCCTTTCCTCGATCAGGAGTGGTTGCAGGATTCCCAGTACCTTAATGGACTGTTTTAGCTTCTCAGTGTCTTCAGTGCTGTAGAAGTTATCTTTTGACGGGATCAGCTCCTCCGGATTACGGTATACAGTCTTCTGCTCCGGCAGGTCCATTTCCTGTGTAGATCGTTCTGAAAGCATCCCTTTGAGGTCAAATTTCGCCATCCTGTACACCTCCGATCATATTCAAGTACTCCGTAACCAGTGCTTCATAGTCTTCTGCTGCCGCTGATCGAGAGCTGTGAAGAGCCACCGGCATACGCATGAATGTGCTCCTTGCCACTACACCAGAAAAGCGGATTGTTGTATCCATAGCCGGATACTGCTCTCTGATGATCTCTGCTCCCTGAATGTGTGCCTGGTTCCCTTTCTGGTACTTGCTCACAAAGCAGCGGACGTTCTGCAGGTCCGGATTCAGTTCTTCCTTCACTTCCTGGATCTGGTCCAGGAGCTCGTTCATGCCTTCCAGGGTGTTATCGTCCACTTCTACAGGAATGAGGACGTCATTCGCGGCTGTCAGTGCATTTATCACAGAGATATTGATATCCGGAGCATTATCTACTACGCAAAAATCGTACTGATCAGATACCTGCTGCAGAGCCTTCTTTAACCGGTTCTGCTGTGGACGTACGCGATCCATGGTCACTTCCATGTTGGCGGTCAAGAGACCGAGATTAGCCGTGATGATGTCCAGTCCCTCATA